TCGGTAATTAAGTTACCCGCGCCGTCAAAAAGCCCGCCAAACTGTTCGTAAGCCGCTTTGCGGTGGCCCGAAATATGGCCGTAAGACTTGGTTTTATCTAGGCGTAGTTGCACTTAATTACTCCTCAGTCCACTCAATGGTAATGTACAAGTTGGTGCCCGTAGCCACTGCTGCTGCGCCCCAGTTAATAGCAATAGACTCGGTTGTTTTTTGCAGCTTGGGGGCTTTAGAGGCGCGGTCGCCAAAGTCCCAAACTTGCGTAGTGCCGTTAGCGCCCGTGCTGCCGGGAATAGCTACGCGGTCGCCCCGCAAAGCAGTGCCAGTGCCAGTGGTTGGGTTGGCCGAGTACACGCTTACCACCGCCGTAGGGGCGGGGTCTTGACTGTCGTGTATGGTGGGGGTAGGGTTTGTGGCGGTGCCGCCAGTGTTCAACGTAGTACGTTTGAGGATGTAAATATCCTGCGCTGTGGCAGCCGTTGCGTTGCCGCTAATGCGCACGTTGGTCAACGTAATGGTTTTACCCAACGGGTTGGTCAAGGTAATAATGTCAGTAGCATTGGCTACTGGCGCAAAGTCCTGCACTACAGCGCTATACGTGGCTTTGCTACTCTCGGTATTGACGTTTTGTAAAAACGCCGCAACTGGCTGTGTCATAGTCAAATCCTGTCTAGGTAGTTGTTACGCTCAGCAAAACCGACGTTACCTTTTTCGTCCACGGCCTCGCCATAAAACAAGTCAACGTGCTCGCCGCTGTATTGGTCGTCGGTGCCCTTCATCTCGCGGCGTTTGTAACCCTTAATCAAACTGCTGGGCTCTACGTCGCCGGTGACGTCGGTGTTGCCGCCAAAACCCTGCACAAAATCGTACTTGCACGCAATTTGCGACACTGGCATACGGTTAAATTTGGTGCCCATGCCGGGGTCGGGTACGCAGTCAACATTGCGTGCCGATTTAAAACTGGCCCACTCCTCGCCGTCTTCATTTTTGGCGGGGATGGTAATCTGGAATTTTTCAGCTAACGACATATCAATGCTCCTTGTAAAAAGGGCGGGGTTGTAGCCCCGCCCTTAACCCGTTACTTACTAGCGGTGTAGTCTTCTTTCAGGTCACGGGGTTTTGGTTCCCAACCGTCACCGGGGTAAGACACGTCAATAAGCATTTTCAGCGGCATCGTGCGAATGTCGCGGTTTGGCTGGTCGCTAATGTCCATGCCGGGAGGCATGATATTAAGCTTAGCGGCCTCGCCAAACGGGACACCTTTTTTAACGATATAGCTGCTGGTGTTGCCTTCAAAACCAGACACTTCGTTAATGTCGTCGTACAGGCCGTCCATGCCTTCAACGCCAGAGTCCATCATTTCAAAAGGCTCAGCAAATTTCTGGCTATTGCCAGCCATTTGACCTTGGTACATGGGCTTTTTCTCAGCCGGGAGTTTAGGTTGTACTGCCATGGTAGTGCTCCTTATGCGGTTAAGTTGGCCAGGGGCTGGACTGCGTACTCAAAAGCGATTGCGGCTTTACCGGCCGTATCTGCCAGGGAGAAAGCAACCAACTGGTCGCCAGCAGCCAGGGAAACACCACCAGCGGCCGTTGTCAACGCGAGGTTAGTCGTGTAGCCAGCGGTGTTGGTGCCCAGCGTTGCGGTGCCCAGGAAGGTTGTCGCGGTGCCAGAAACTTGACCAATACGGAAGCCGTGACCGGCAGCTGTACCAGCAGTGGTAACTGTCATTTGCGCGCTAAATGCCTGTGCAGCCGTAAACGCATTGAACTTTGCATACGCAGTGGTAGCTGCGCCGCCAGCCTCGCCCATCGCAGCGCCTTGGCGCGTGATGTACGTTGCGTGGTCATAAGCCATATTTTTTGAAGCCATGATTATTTACTCCTATCTGTTTAAGTGTGGGGATTAGGCCAGCGAGTCCCACTTCACGATGCGAGCGTTCGCAGCGAGAGTGTGGACAATGCCAAAGCCACCAAGGTAATACCAAGCCACACCTTTACTACGACCGTAGTCGGTGGGGATTTTACCGCGCATTTCTTCGGGCACGGCAATGGCTTCTGCTACGGTGTCGTTACCGAAGAAGAAAATCCAGTCCGACGTACCGCGTGTCCACGTGGTTTGCGTAATGCCGTCTGTACCAGTACCTTTGGCAATGTTGGTTTGCTCAACATAGCGGCAGTTCTCGTAGCGGCCAATTTCGCCATTCATGATCAACTTGAAGCCGGTATCAGAGTACTGATGGATGGTTTCTAAGTTGTTTTTGAACGTGCGCAGCGTGCTGGGCCATGCCAAAGCGTAGTAGTCGTCGCCCAAGTAGGCGGGAATGTTACGCTCTTTCATGGTGTCGACAATCGACTTAGCATGCGCGTTGTTATACGCAACGCTGTTTGTGCCAGTAACTGTACCGTTGGTGTACAGGGTAATGGCGGCGGTGTCGGTACCGCCCGTGGGGATAGCGCGCAGCAGCGTGCTGTTGAACTGTGCCCATGCAAGACGGTCAAACGTCTTAACAGCGTCGTTCTTCAACACTTTTTGCACCAATTCCATAACCGGGAACTTGGACAAATTGTCCAGCTTGCCGGAGTAAGGAACGCTATTACCGGCTTCGGTAATAGTAAGTGTGCCCTGCGTAATGGTGAAGTTAGACTCGGGCATAGTGTTGGTCTCGGTCAACACACCGCCTGCGGTGGCTACGTCAGAGAACACGTCCCAAGTGAAAATATCACCCTTCTTTTTACCTTGCTGACTTGCATCGCGCACGTCGCAAAATTGGCGAAACTTCACCAACGGTTGCACGCTCATACGCAATACGTTGCTCAACTGGCGGCTGTACATAAAGCCACCGAGTGAGTTAACTGCCCATACTTGTCCTGCCATGATATAACTCCTAAATGATTAATGTCGTGTCATACTGTTCATCCACTGCGGCCCACCCCTAGACTTGGCGATGTTAGCAATGACTGACGCAGTAGACTCATCTGCTTCCTCTTCTACAGCCGACTCGGTTTTTTGTGATGCCGCCTTTGGCACCGGAGTGGCTGCTGCTTTGCGAGCCAATTTTTCCACACCTTGTGGCGCTGGTGCTGGCGCACGCTTTTGTACTAACTCGTTAGTCCAATTGCGTAAGGTAGCCCCAATGTCGGCGTAGCGTTCAAAGTAAGGTCGCTTGTCGCCAGCAGCAAGTAACTTCTTATCAGTGTCAAGTGCCATCTGGTTTAAAACAGGGTCATTTACAATGTCTGCATACTCGGTGCGGTACTTTTGTATCGCTTCGTTGAAAGCTAGCCGCTCATCAATCGTTCGGGAAATGTCGTCGGGCGTAACCGATGGACTTTTTGAACGTAGTTTCCGTAGCGCTGCTACTGCTTCCTCTTCGCTGCCCATTTGTATCGCTCGGGCAATGGCTAGGTCATCAATGACCTCTTCTGTCGCAGGAGCCGGACTGGATACCTGCGGTGGAGAATTTTGTTGCTGTTGCTGCTGCGAGCGCAACCGGCTGGCCTCAGCAAGGTATTGATCGGCGCTGGCAACTTTTTGTGCGCGCTCAACTAGTTGATCGTACGTTAGTTCTTGCTCTACGCCATTAACTTTAATGCGGTGCAATTTAGGGTTGCGGGCCGGCTCCGCGTCCGACTCTGCTGCTAGTGCGGCGATAGTGGCGTCGGTTTCGGGGTCGGCGGCAATGTCGTCGGTCAGGGGGGTTTGTTGGCCGTCGCCGGTTTGTACAACAAATTGTTCGGTGGTGCCGTCGTCGTTAACGTCTAGGAACTCTTCGGCACGCATGCGATCGTTGTCGTCGTTGATACGATTAAGCATCGCTACGCGGGCATCGTTATTAGTGCCCAGTGCTTCGCCATCATCGTTGGTGCCGTCTTCAAGTGCCATAGTGTTAACTCCTATCGTCAAGAATGTTTAATGCCTGCAAACCGTCGCCAATGGCGTCCTTCAACCAACCTACTACACTGTCTGCTACCAGTATTCTATTCTGTATTTCGCGCACGGCGGTTGCGTTGTCGCATTGTACTTTTAAAAAGTCCAGTTGTGCGTCGTTGCGTTGCTCGGCGGCGCGGGCCAATAAATAACGGCCAATTTCGGAACTAACAAACTCTTCAACTTGTTTGCCAAATACTGCACGGCGTATCATCACTTCGTGCTCGTTAACAGTTTCGGGCATTATACAACTTTCTGGTTAAGGGGTGCAGCGTTGGCTTGTTCCATGCTGTGTTGGCGCTGTATGCCAAGTTTGGCAAGCTCGTGGGCTTGGCCCTTGTCTTGTTCGCGTATGGCGCGCAAGTGCGTAACGGCGTTGCGCATGTTGGCACCGTCTTCCCTAATTTGGGTTTCCTTAAGCTTGGTCTCGGACAACACCTTGGCTGCCTCTAACTTGACTTGGTGGCCCGTCATCTTTTCGCTCACTTTGGCGTTAAGGTCGCTAATAACTTTGGCTTGCTGCTGTAGTTGTTGCTGCATTTTGGCAATGTTGGGGTCATCGTTGGTGAAGAAGCGCGACCCGTCGCTGTAGCCAAGGTTGCCAAAAATTTCTTTGCCCACTTCTTGCAGGTTGAGTCCGGGTACGGGGGATTTGACCATTTCGATGTAGCTGTTCATCGCGGTGATAAACTTTTGCAGTTTCATTTGTGGGTCGGTAGCGCCCATGCCTACGTTAACTGTGAGCATAAGTTCTTGCTCCAACAAGTCGTCGGTTACTTCGTCCATGCCAAAGCGCTGGTACAACTGCACTTTTTTACCGGCAATGGCAAGCACGGTTTTGTCAGTTTCGTAGTATTGCTCAAGCAGCACAAGCTGGCGCAGCACGGGCTGTATAAAGGTTTCTACGTAGGTGCGCAGCAAGTACTCCACCAGCGTGCCGGTGCTTTGCTGCAAAATTGCCATGTTGCGGGCGGGGCCTGCAATGCCTTTGTCCGCCATTACCTGCCCAGCAGAAAAGTTGCCAAGCAGGTCGTTCATGTCGTTGTCAACGCGGCCTTGCTCTTCAAAGGCGCTGGCGGTAACGTCGGGCCAGCTAATTTCGCGCACATCGTTGATGGGGTCTTCCATCATCACTGCGCCTCCGGGCACGTTGCGCATTAGGCCGCTAATGTCTACGTCACGGCCGCGCTTGACAAACCACTTTTTGTTAAGTACAAACTTAACGTTGTCAATGCGTTGGTTGGCAATTTCGTTGGCTTCGTCCTGCAAGCCTTTGCCCAGTGTAGGCAAGCTGCTGGGCATAACTTTGTGCGTCTCTAGTATGCACTGGCCCATAACGTAGGGACGCTGGCCGTGGAACACGCTGTCTTTTAACGGTTTGGGGGTGGTTAGCAGGGCAATGTCGCCAAGGGTGTAAAACTCCCAGTCGTCGCCGTTGCGGCGGTGTATGTGGCGCTGCACCCAAACTACTTCGTAGTCGGGTAGGGATTTGCCGTCCGGGGTGTAGGGGTCTTCACGGTCTTTGCCACGGGCAATGCGGGTGCTGTCGGTTTTTGAGTCCGCAGCGGAGCGGATTAACCCGTCGCTAAGCGTGCGCCAAGTGCGTTGCTCCATTTTTTCGCGTATGTCCATAACATACATAGGTATTAAATGCACCACGTAAGGGCTACTGTTAATGGGGTCCATCCAGTTAGCGCCGGGGTCAATGCGCAGGTTCTCTACTGGGAATACGTCAATAACGGGCCGGTCTACCTTGGGCTTGGCAACGGCAACGGCGTCAATTTTTAATGCAGCTTTGTCTGGGCCGTAGTCTTTGTACTCGTCTTGCGCGGGGGGCTCCAACGGGTCGCCGCCAGCGGCCATGCTAAGTTGGGCTGGTTCGCCTTCTACGGCTTGGGCACCTTCGGGCAGGTTAATTTGCTCGGGGTATTCTTCATCGGTTTGGGTACCGCCTAACGGTATAACTTGCGCTTGGGCGGCTTGTACTTGCGGCGCGCCCATTTCAAATTCCCAGTAAATGTGGGCACAAGCAACGCCCATGGTTTGTGCGTCTTGCAGGCCGCCAAGCACCACTTGGTACCAAGGTATGCTCTTGGTTAGGCGGTACTGCAAAAGTTCCTTCATAATGCTGGCGCTGGCAACCTCTAGTTTGTTGCTAGGGTCTAGGGGCAGTACGCTGGTTACTTCCGCATTGCTGAAGAACGCGGCTGCCGCTGCGGCCTCGTTTTTGCGGATAATGGCACGCGTTTTGGGCCTAAACAACCGGCTGCGTTTGTCGTACGCGGCCATGTTGTATTTGCTGTCGCTGCTGTGTTGGTTGTTAAAAGCGCGGATGCTGTCGTCCCACGCTTTGCGGTAGTTGTTGTCTACGTAGCTGGTGCTGTCGCGGTAGGCGTCTTGGGCGCGCTTAAGCCAGTCGCCGTCGCCATAGCCTGCGTTAGCGGCGTCTTGCGGGCCTAGTTGTGCAGTAGGCGCACGGTTGTTTTGGTTAAGCATTGCCATATTAGAGTTTTACCTGTTTTTCATTATCGGCGGAAAACACCTCCCCTTTATTACGCTTTACGCCTACGGCGCGGTCGTCGTAGAAAGCAATAATACCGGGGTCTTTAAAGTTGGTAATCTTCAACACTTGGCCTATGTGCGCCTTACACCATCTGCGTATGGCGGGGTGTGGTTTACGGGCGGTAAAAATGCGCACCTCGTAGCCGTCCTTAATAAAACCTTTAACTTTTTCTACCATGGGTTCAATGGGCAGCCCTACGTAGTCGTCACCACGGTAACGGTCGTAGTGGGCAAGCGTGCCGTCTAGGTCCACGCCTATCCATTGGTTGTGGTAGTCTTTTTGTTTCACCGCATGGGTGCGCCAAATTGCTGCGCCCAAGGGGTGCCAAGTTCGCCAGCGTTGGTGCCGCCCGCCATAGGCGCTGCCGGTGCAGTGTTAACCATTGCAGGGCGTGGCGCTATTGACGGCGTGCCCATGGGCGGCGTTGCCGGTGTTGGCATGGGTGCTTGCATAGGCGCTTGCATAGGTGCCGCTGCTTGCGTAGGCGTAGGCGCTGGCGTAGGTGCTGGCATGTTAGGGGGCATGCGCGGGCGGTTAGCCATGGCGGGGTCCATAGCAATGTCGTTGTATTGTTGTGCCATGCTAGTTGCTCCTAGTTGTTAAATGTGTCGGACCATTTCTTGCCCATTTCACCGGCGTCGGTGCCACGGGTGCCTTGGCCTGCACCAACGCCTGTAGATTCTTGGCGCTGGCGGCGCAAGGTGGTCATGTTGTCTTGAATTTTAGCGTTAGCTTTGTCGGCTTGCGGCTTCAAGTACGGGTCTATGCTAACTGACACTTTGTTGCGGTCAAGCTTTTCGCCCGCGCTTTTCAACATGCTGTCGTAGTCGGCTTTGTAGTCGTCGGGCTTTTCCTCTGTGCTGGTTAGCGCCTTGCTGTACGCTGCGCCCGTGCGCTTTTGCATTTTCTTTTCGGCAGCTTCGGCTGCAATGGCTTTGGTGGCGGCGTCCATAATTAGCGGTTCCTGTTAAAAGTTATTGGGTTTGGTACTCGGTGCCAAATTCGCCGTTCCAACGGCCACGGGCCATGCCCATGCGTTCAAGTAGTTCGCCACCGGCAAGCATAGCCATGTGGGTTAAAGTTTTAGGGGTAATGGCTTTGGCACCGTCAATGGTGTAGCCGTAGCGGCTGTCGCCAGCCATGTGTTTAACAACCAGCGTCATACCGGGAGCCCACCCCACCATCCAGGGGTGGTCGGGGTAGGTTTTGCACAAAATTTCGGCAACTTGTTTGGCCTTGTGCTCCATTTCGATGTGCTCGTCGTCAAAGCTGGTAACTTCAACGGTTTGTACGTCAATGTCGCCGTTTTGTATAATGTTGCTCATAGCTTAGGTGCCTATTGTGCCGCCGTTGTATAGGCCGGTGTTGCCACGGTCGGTGCTGTCAAACATGCGGCCATTGCTAAATTGGTACACGTTGTGGTCGGGAGCGTTCCACTCAGCGCCCCAAGCGCGGATTACCAAATCGGTAATCAAAATGTTGCGCGTTACAACCGGCGCGCCCAAGTTGTTAGGGTTAACGGCTACGGGGGCGGTCATTGGTAGGTGGCCTTGTTAAGCATGCTGGGTTTTTCTTTAGGCATGGGCTTGGCCTTAGCCTTGGCGGCTTTTTTAGCCGCAGCCTTGCGCTTTACCGCGTAGGCAATGGCAACCGCTTGCTTAACGGGTTTGCCGCTTTTTACCTCCGCGCCAACGTTCTTTTTAAACGCGGCGGGCTTGGTGCTATATTCTAGTGGCATAGTAGTTACCCTAATAAGCTGTGTGCTGGGCCGTTGTAGGCGGTGCGGCGTTGGTAGGCAATGTCGCATACCAAGTGGTCTTCAAGGCGGGCGGCCATGTCTTTGTTCTTGGTGCGGCTAATCATGCCGTCCATTTCGTAGCTGCCGGTAAGGTCGCTAATGGTGCGCCAGTCTTTGGGGCAGCATTCGTGGTTGGCGTAGCGTTTAGGTTTGCGCATAAAGTGGTAACTCCTTTAAACCGGGGGCTAAGTAAACTCGGGCTCTGCATACGTGGGCTCCTGCGCGTTGGGGGCCTTGGGCTGCATGTCGTAAATGCGGCTAAGCGCGTCAACTAGGTCCACCCGTCCCCCAAAGGGGAAAAAGTGCATCTGCAACCGCAGGTCGGCACCTACGTCGTATACGTCGCCGGTGGCGGTCTTGCGGCGTATTGTACGCGCAATACGGTAGCTCTGCCCGCTGTTGGCTAAACGGCGTTGCAAGGCGGTAAGGGCGCCGTCTTCGGTGGGGTAGGGTACAAACAGTTTGTGGGCGCGCAGGTCCGGCCCTAGGCGTTGCACGCGGTCTACTTTGCCGCCTTCGCCGTCGCGGGGCCACGCTAGTTCAATAATGTTAAAGCTGCCGCCTTCGTTGGGGTGGCGCATTTGTTCGGCAAAGTAGTCAAGGTCGGCTTGTGCGCCAAAGGCCTCGTACCCGACGTACACGTTGCGCACGCCGTTAGTGCGCACCCACTTGTGGTACAGCATGCTGGTGCGCTCCCAGCGCTCGCGTAAGTCCATTTGGTGGTTAAAGCCGTCAAGCACAAATTTGTTCATGGCGTAGTCTAGGCCCAGCACAACAATGCCGGTTTTGGCGCTGCCCTTTTTCTTGCTGCGGGCGGGGTCAACTAGAATGTAGACGTTAAGCACGTCGGGGCGTACTTCGTAGTATTGTAGGTCTTCAATGTTGAACATGCGCTGCTGGCCGCTAAGTGGGTCTTGCAGCATTTGGCAGGCAATGGTGGCTTCGCCCTGCGTTTTTACCTTAGCTTGCCATACGTCGGGGCTAAAAAGTACGGGGTCGCCGTCTAGTTTGCCGTTGTCGGTGGCGGGGTAAATGCGCAGCTTAACAATGCCGCGCTCCATAATGGTTTGGTAGGTGTCGGCGTAGCTGTAGCGGGTGCCAATGTGCCACTTACGGCCACCTGCGGTGCCAAGGTTGTCGCTTAGTTCCCAAGCGCTGGTGGTTTTTTGTATTTGTTCGGGCGTGCTGACCGACTCGGTGGTAACAACGTCGTCGTAAACAAGTAGCGCAAAGTGCTTACTGGTGGGTTGGCCGTCTACTAGGCCGTGGGCTTCAAGGGTGGCCTCTTTGGGGTTGCTGGCGCGCCGCACGGTAATGCCGTTGTCTAGGGACCAACTGGGGCTTTCTTTACTGGGGTTGGCGTACAGTATGGCTGGAAACAGTTGGCGCAGGTCTTCGTTAGTTTCAAATTCTTTTTGCACCTGCCGCAAAAACGCCTTAGCAATTGGCTTGGTGTGGCTAAATAGGCCAATGGTAATTTCGGGGTTGTTTAAAATTTCTTGTATTATGCCGGCAAACGTTATTATGGTGCTCTTGTAATGCTCGCGTGCCCACAGGTCTAGGTAGCCGTCGGGGTCGCGCTCTACTTCGCGGCAGCGTTCGTACAGCCAAGCGTTAATGGCGTCGCTACGGTGCAAGGTGCGCACAAGTAAATAGTAGCGGTCGTTTTGGCTAAGCCATGCTTTGGCTTTGTCGCCAGCTTGTTGTTCAAGCACAAGCCACAGGGTAGCCACTTTGTCAAAAGGGGCACCAAGTAGTTGGTCTTTAATGCGTGGGGGGAACATCTACTACGTCGGCCATGGGGGTGGTAGCAGGGGCAGCAGCGGGCGGGGCTTGTAGAGCCAACACGCTGTCAAACTTGTGCATAATGTCGGCAAGGCCCTTGGTAACTTGCTCGGGCGGGCGGGGCTGGTCGGGGTCTTCAAGGGGGCCGTTAATGTCAAAGGCTTGGCGCTCCAGCTGGATAAGCGTTTTAAGCGCAGCGCCCAAACTGTTAAGGGTGGCGCTGCGTTCGGGCAGGCTAATAACCTTGCGGTAGGCTTGGTTTAGTTTGTCTATGCCACGGTCGTCGGGGGCGTTAAGTAATTCGCCAAGGTTGGCAAATACGGCTTGGTCGGTAGTTAAAGTGTCAAGCTCTAGTAACAAGGCGTTGGCTATTTTGCGGGCGCGGGCAATGTCGGTACGGTGGGCAACCACCACCTTGCTTTGCATAATGGCGGTTACGCGCTCAACTTGGGCGGTGGCCGCTTGTTGTTGGGTGCGCCACTCGGCGGCTTCTAGGGCTTTGCGCTCCTCGGTTATGCGTAGGCGGGCGTGTTGGTCGCGCACCCAGCCGCCACGGCTGGCGCGGTTGGCTACAGTGCTAACGGCTACGCCAATGTCTAGGGCTATGTCGCTAAGCAGGGCAATGCCGCTTTCGTACTGGGCGCGGGCGTAGGCCCAGTCGCCGGCTTTGTCGGTGCGGCGGGCTTTGGCGGCGTAGTCGGGTTTGGTGGTTACGCTTGACATGTTGAGCGCATTGTAGCGTGCTTTTTGTGCTGAGTGCAAACACTGTATATAAACACAGTAGTGCTAAAAATTCTGGTCGAAAATTTTTCGAGCCCAGCGCTCCGCGTGGCGAGCAAAAATACCGTTAACCCCCCGGTTCCGAGAACTCAGGTTTCTTTTCAAAGTGACCATGATTTTCAATTCTGGCTCGTTGTCAATTCTGTTATCGTTGTCGGGTCTAATATCGTGGTCGCGTCGCACATCGTTGTCGGTGCGCACATCGTGGTCGCAGTGCTAAGGGCTGGGCTGCTGCTGCTGCTGCTGCTGCTGCTGCTGCTGCTGCTGCTGCTGCTGCTGCTGGGCTGCTGCTGCTGCTGCTG